CTCGTTCTCCTAGACCTCCATTGACTGCACCTGTATTTAGGCTAGTTAGTATTCCACCGGTTGCGTCTGTTGGCATTGTTTAACTCCTTAGAGGGTTTGACATTTTGTCAACCCTGCTGCGCTGTTGTTCTCTAGCGTTACTGCTTGTGCTTTAGCTGCTGCTGCTGCGTTAGTTGCTAATAGTAATCTACCTGCGGTAGTTCCCATCATCATAGCTGAGCCTGCTGCTACGTCTGCACAGTTAATGTTCAAGACTACTCCAACACCTGTTATCAAAGAGCCTACAGCTCCTGATGCTATGTCTGTTAGTGCAACCCCGGCATATGCGAATTTAAATAACGCATCTCCTGTGTCTGCTTTTTGCAATTCACCACTGGCATCAATGGTGCATGCATCTCCGGCAGTGATAGCTTCAGCTGCTACGTATGGTAAAATACGTGCTGGTGCTCCACCGTCGTTCAATAAAATTTCTGTTGCCATAATTAATTATCTCCTTCTAATACATCTCTGTTTAAGACGATACGTCCATCTTTAACTGAGACTCCGAACTTGCGCTCGGTTTCTTCGGCTTCTACAGGTGAATCTTCACTTGCTTTGCCTTTGCCGAAACTTCTTTCGACTTCTACTGATGGCTCTGGCATTACTGCTAAAGCCTCGCTGAATCCAGTCAGCTTATCTTCACCCCATGCGGATAATTCTTCGACTCGAGTATCTTTGGACTCTTCTGATACACTACCAAAAATTAGTTCCTTCGATATAATTGCCTCTATAGCATTTGCTTTTCGAATTTCTGCTTCTTCTGCGGCACGTTTTTCCTCAGATTCTTTGAAAGCCTCAATTGTCTTAAGGGCTTCATTGTACTGAGATTCAACTTCCTTGTTAGAAGCTAAAGCTTCGTCTAGCTTTGCTCGTAGAGAGGCGAACTCGCGTTCTACCAAATTCTCTGCATCGGATTTTACGTTGGTTTCTTCTGTCATAGTTTCTACCTCTGTGTTCCCGTCTTCGCATTTACATGCCTTGTGTTCACCATCACAACCACAATCGTGGTCATCATCATGTTCATCTTCTGCATGTGGTTCACATTCCCCTTCTATTGTACATTCCTTACAGACGGGGTCCATCGATTTATTGTCGATGAAACTTACCTCTGTGGGGCGTATGTTGGTTGCGAATGTATCGCCCATGACATCAACATCATTTGAGAACCAATCGATGCTGACATGCGTCATATCCCCCTCCTTCACTTTCTCCATTACTTCTGCCCCACGTGGATACTGTGATGAAACAGTAGCCATCATTTTTACGGCAGTCTTTCCGTTGTCCATCTCAATCACCTGAGGGTCAGTAGCCATGCCGATTAAATCCTCTGGTGTTCGTTGATGGTCTACATACATAGGAAGGTCATTAAAAGTTGTTAAAGCATCTTTCAATGTGCTACCTTCGATGTAAACTTTACTTTGCTGTCCGTCTTCCTCATATTCATGAGGGCCGGACGTAATGGCTATTACGGGGAAGTTCACAGACTCCACACCGTCGTTGCCGTCGTTAAATGTCATATCATTTGCTTCTACGTTAGATAAAGCAAACGACCTCCTTCTTGGCTCTTTTGATGTTGACCTGCCGAACTCTCGCTCTACGCCATTTTCCTCAGCCCATATGTTACACATATTTTGAGCTTTTGTTTCGTGGTCTTCAAGACCGCGTTCTTTTAGCGATTTGCTAACAGTTGTTACACATTTTTCGTATGTCATTTTCTATCTCCTGTTGCGTTTGCGGAAGGTTTATTACCTCTGTTCTGCGCTCTGGCGGATTCTTCCTGTTTATCTTGGTTCTTTCCTCCAGAAATATTTACATTCTTATCACCTTGTTCTTCTTTGATTGGAGAAGCTTTGATATCTTCAGAAGTTTCCATGTCTAGTTCTGCAACTCCTTCAGGGTCTAATCCTCTCTCTTCTCTTACTTCACCGGGTGACAATACTCCTTCTGATAAATAAATCATATCAGTTTTTGCTTTGGTGAATGAATCATCAACGTTAATTTGCCTGAACTTAAATTTAGCTTCACCATTTTCTAACTGAGGCATAAGCTGTGAGTTCATTGCAGACTCAACCATAGTTTGTAAGAATCTAACATATGGTTCGAAAATAGGACGTGCCTTATCTGGGTCAGTCCACATTGTTCTAGGAACTTTTAAAGCCATGTGTATTTTATCTAACAAATCATCTGTGTATTTACCATACTCAAATGCTCTTTGTGTACCTTGGAGTTCTTTTACTATTATATCGTTCCCATGTATAATATCTTCTCCGGGTGCCAGATTATTAAAAGCATCAACTATTTCGTTAATCTTATCTGGACCATAAGGCATGTCAGGTAAACCTGCTGAGATATCATAACGTGAGTTAGCATACTTATTTAAAGCTGCACCTATATCACGCTCTGCATAATCTTTTAGGTCTACTAAATACAGAATAGGATGAATGTCAGATAATCCATATGCATAATCATCGAATGCATTATTTTTTATCTCAATAATTTCATCTTCTTCAAAATATATAGAATCTTTATCATCTCCTAAATCCTGATAGTAGTATTCTATTTGTCCATGCTTGTCTCTTTTAACAAACATGTTTTGGCTAGAACGGACAATTAAGTTATCGCCGGTCCACTCCAAGTATCCATTACCAAAAACTCGGGCATTTCTCAACCACCCGTATAATATATTCTCTATATTAATATCTCGGAACATGGTTTCTATTGTTTCTCTTAAGCTATCATCAGCTGTGACTATGTCATAGTTATCTTTTACCGCATAAAAACATGGTAAATCAATAAGACTACGAACGATAGGGTCAGCTAGGTATACATTCATGTAAGTTCTTGGACGTCCAATATGAGGTTCATACTTCTTTTGTTGAAAAGAGGTACCTCCCTTACTTAATGCAATACGTTTGATAACTCCGTCCCCATAAGAGCGGGGCTCATCTTTTTCAAAGGCTGGTGCGCTTCCTGTTAGAGCAAAGCGTCGCCTAATATTATCTATCAACGACATGGCTATTTATAATTAACGTTAATATAGTATATAAAGCTTTTGTCACAAATTGGTATAACTAGGCTTATTTAGCTGATTTCTACGTCTTGTTGTTGCAAAAAGTGGACCTCCAGTGTGATTTGGTCTTTCCGCTCTTTCAACTCTTCTAGGTCTGTTTACAGACGCTGAAGCAAATGTTCCTTGAGATGGTAACATACTCAAAGTTGCGTGTATACCCATTGCTGAGCTATCACAGTAATCATCATGTTTATTACTAGGTGCAGATATCCTTTCAGTCTTCTGAGCTGCATCCATAGTGTATTCTAAATCGAAATGTTCTCTGGTCCATTTGTTTATTACTTTTGCGTCGTCTTTATTTAAAAGTTTAGGATTAGGTACTTTTACTCTTCCTTGTTGGATAAACGATTGGTAATCCCTGTACATCTGTGTTTTAGTTCCTTTAGGACCGCCCGTAAAAACAAAACCAATAAAGTGAATACCATTATCTACACATCCTCTCCTGATGTCCTGTTCAATCGCACCACCAATACCAGTAGCGTCAATAATAACCCTATCGGCACTAAGACCCAGAGCCACGTCCATGATACGTCTACGCTGATATGGTATGTCGTGTCCGCCAGTTCGTGCATTAATTTCTTCACAGTATACCATTCTTGCAATATTCTCGGCATCAGACTTTTCAAGACGCCATGCACTAATAACAGTAGAATTAACAGATTTGCCAATGTCAACAGCAACAGTGATATTACTGCCTCCCTGCCCTCTGACTTCTCCATCGATTTTAGTAAGTTCGTAATCCTCATAACATGCTTTCACCTTTTCTGGTTGGAATACATTAGATACACTTTCAACGAATTCGCATTCATATTCAGTTCTCCAATATATGGAATCCTCTCCCCACTCTATCATTTTGTCGAGCATCTCCTCCTCGGTGTACGGTGGGTCATAAGCGTTGCCCTTTTTAATGGCATCCTTCCATGTATAATGCATGCGTGTAAATGTCTGTTCATAAGCGTCATCATAAAGATAACGATACATATGATTCTCCTTTGACTTAGGCGTACCCAAGTTTATAAAAGGAGCTTTATTAGAAACAATAGCAGGCTCTACATTGTCAATGAACAATCGGTCATCTATAAGCGGAGACTCGTCAACTATTAAGAAAGTTGGATGTTGTCCACGTATAGCTTGTCCTTGATTAGTAGGCGCTAATGGAGCTCTGCGCATTACAGTGCCCCCCTTAAGTGTTATATTGGGCTTGTTATGAAAACGATACCCGTCTACTAAGCTATCCAAGAATTTGTTATCAGCAAAATGACGATAACAGTAATTGAATATTAGAGCTGCTTGGTCCTCAGTTGGAGCCAAGATAAACACTAAGTCTCTAAATCTATTAAAAAACATATAGATACATACAGCTACAGAAAGTGCGAATGATTTCCCACTGCCCCTTGGCGCTAGGATTGCTAACTTACGTTGCTTTCCATTCTCGGGATAGGTCAATGCATTTACAATGATATCTTCCTGTAAAGGTCTAAGTTTAAGAGGTCGTTGCTTTTGGTCCATTAAGTACGTTTCGCAAAAAGCTCTGACCAACTTCAACATTTTGTCAGGACTTTGTCTACACTTTTCGAATATATTCTCTAACTCTCTTGAATCATGGAGCCCAGTTCCGGTTATTGATGCCGTAATGGTGCTTTTATGACTCTTCACTGGACTTGGCGGTGCTACCCCCTGAGGTAGCTTGGTCGTCGTCATTTCCTAAATCTCCTAAGAAAGATGCAAAGTCTGCTGTTCTTTCTTCTGCCACTGTAGGCACTTCTATATTTAACGCTCGGAACTCCGTATGTATGTCACGAACGATTGAATTTCTCTGTCGCAGTAGCTCTGTTCTTTTGTTAACATCCCGAATAGATACAAGAATTTCTTCCCACAGTATGTCTTCAAGAGCAAGATTGCGAGCCAGCAAGCGTACAAGTTCTTTATGACGTTCATATTCCCCTTCTCCTACTCGCTGACGTAACCGCTGCTCGTATTCCTCTACGTTCAAAGTGCTTTGCCTTCGTCAAGAGCTGATTTGACTTTTGATTTAACCAATGCGGCTAATTCATCGTCTTTCTCATCCCATGCGGTGACTAAAACATTTTTGACCATTGAGTCCTTTACGTGCTTCTGAGCTGCTTCATCCAGCTTCTCGAATGCCTTCATCTGAACTTTTGTTAAGTTTTTATCTAATAGTTCCATAAGTTCGGCTTCGTTATTCTTTAAGTATTTAAATACTAAAGCTTTAACAGCTGGTACTGTGTATGCTATGTAAGCACCAAGACCTAATACTACTGCAACGAGTCCTACCAATAACGGTTCATCCATTAGACTATCCAAAAGTCCTGATTCTTCTACACTCTCGATAATAGCAGATAAATTACCATCTGCTGTCTCATTAGTATCTAGTACTGTTGAGTTATCATTTGTTTCATTTGTTGTATTGTTCGACATATATGTCTCCTTTTTTTGTGGGCTCCTTCTTGGACACTGGCGTATGCCTATCCTATGAAGCCTTGGCCCTAACGAGAGAGCCTATAATAATTAGCACCCCTGAGTATATAAAGCTTACCATTTAACTTTATCAGCCCAATATGCAGCAGACATCTTTCCCTTCTTGATATTCTTAGCGTGGCGCGCTTTAAAACTCTTCCTTCGGGCCATAGATTTCTTGTCTGTTTTCTTACCTGCTGTAGTTACTCCTTGTTGACCAAATCTAATTAGTTTAGTCTTACCACCTTCTTTAGCAACTACTACATGTGATTTCTTTGGGTGTTTAGGCGTTCGCTTAGGTTTGTTATAACCTGATACTCCCGCTCTTGTTAATTTGGCATCCTTCTTCTTTGCAGGCGCCATTATTTCTTCTTGCCTCTTTTCTTAGCAGTCTTTGCTGCTTTTTTAAATTGTTTAGCTGTAGGTCGTCCTTTAGCTCCTTTCTTCTTCATCTTCTCACCAGAGCCTTTCTTAATGCGCTTTCTTTTGGCGTGTATGTTTGCATACAGTCCTTTCTTCTTAGCTACCATTATTCATCAACTCCTGCTGGTGACCTACCTATAATTGGTCCTTTCTTTTTCATCAATGCTTCACGTGTCTTAGGAACAGCTGTATTCATACCGCTCCAAGATTTACCATCTTCATCCATAAAGTGGTTATGTGAAAGACATTCATGTTTCTTTTCTGAACCCTTTTTAAATATCATTATTACTTCCTTGTATCTTTGGTTGCTTGTCTTTTACCTATGTGGTGACCGTGGTGCTTTCTATCTGCTATCTCTGTTTCTGTTACATCTCTAATTTGTTTAAGAGCTGTTTCTTTAGATATAGGATTCTTTTCTAAAGCATGGGTCTTACCGCCAACGTGGCTGAAGACTTTTTCTCCAGAACCTGATTTCCTCATTGTTAGAGTTTTATCGATTCCTTCTTTCTTGTTTGTTTTTGCTACTTGTTTATTACTTATTGCCATTATTTCTTTTTCCTGAGTTTTCCGTCTTTTCCACGGAAGGCCTTCTCACCTTTCTTCACCCTACGCTTGGTAGGTTTCTTTCGGGGGACCCCGTTTTTGTTTTTCTTTACATAAGCCATAGAATCAATCCTAGTCTATGTAATCGTCTTTTGGTTTAAATCTATAGTCCTTGTCGGTGTAAGTTTCCTTGTTACCATTAGGTGCACTATAGGTTGGTAATGAATTAACTTTCTCACACCAATCTGCATTGGGTGTTCCTTGTTCAGGATTTGTGTTAACTTCTCCACTACCATCTCCTTTGTAAATACCAAAAGCCTTCTTTTGTTTATTCATAAAATCTGGTTCTTCTACCATGTTTATTCTTCCTCGGTTACGCAGCAACCGCTCTCATCACAACAGCAGTCGTGCTCTGCGTACATATCTTTGCCTATACATGCTAACAATACTTCTACTGTCTCATGTAGTCCATCTAGCTCAGCTCTCATTTGTTTCATCTCAAAGTCGTTCATTTTTTTATCTCCATCTTATGTTCTTGTTCTTGTGCCTTAGCTTCTATCATTTGTGCTTGCTTCTGTGTAGATTCATTATAATCAATAACAGATTGTGCTTTAATCTTGTAGAATGCTGTTTTCTCTGCTTGTTCTTGTTTCCAAACATCTAGAGCATCTTTAATAATTAGAAGGGCTGGCCCACCTAATATAGCTATTAAAGTTGTGTATGCTTCAATGTTTTCAAGAACTTCAGGTTTACCAAGTCCGCTATGTATAACGAACCCTGCAAATCCAACCCACAGTAAAACTAGAGGTACTGCAATCATAAACATAAATAGGTCATTAAATGTAACTCCTTCCTTTGCTTCTTTACTCATTTTTGGTTTCTCCTTTTCTTTTGTTTGTTCTATCAGCACTACTTTCTTGGGTGGTATACTTGGCATCATGCGGCGCGCAAATTGCACTATTATTACTAGCATTAATATGGTAGCTGACGCTGCCATTGTTACTGCCAATATTTCTAGTATACTTATCCATTCAATCACTCCTCTTCACCTTCAGTGTAGTTTTCTCTAAAATCGTCATTAACTGATTTGCTAATCATTCTTTTCAAGTCATCCACTTCTGATATAATTTTCGCTAACATATTTGTAAGGACTAGCATTTCTCTAGCCTTCATTCCTCCTCCAATATAATTTCTTCTATGTAAAAGTAATTTACGTATTCATACTCACCATCTCTATTGTAGTCTGCGTATAAATTCACATATACCATATACCATCCTGTATAAGGTTCTGTAAAGTATTCTACCCCTGAGGATAGTTGATATTCATTACCTTCCCAACCAGTTACGTTAAAAAAGTAATTATTAAACATATAACCATTCCACACTGTTTCGTTGTCCACTACCTTCATATGACCTATGTCATAATAAACCATAACTGGTAATGTGTCTAGGTCACAGTCTGTATCTATGTCTACTGTAATATTTAAAGAGTTGTCTTCTCTAGAATAGTTTCCGTATTGTAAACCATTATAAAAATAAGTATGGTTAGCTGTACAATCATACTCTTCATACTCACAGCTTCCATCATCTTCCTCAGCTCGGTCATTATAGTTCTCAGCTTCTAAGTCCATACACCCATAAACTGTCTCGTTTGTCTGTGTCTCATTGTTATTTGTGTTGTTGTTAGGACTCCCACCAAGAAATTGACATCGCCCATTATCATGGGTAGCCTGTGCGTTATAATTATCTGCATCTGGATTTGTACATCCATACACTACAGGAGGGGGGAATACACAACTGCCGTTATCAAAAGTTGCATCACTTTTAAAATTGACAGCTCCAACGTCCATACATCCACCCTTTGATATGGGCTCTTCCTCTCCTCCAAAAATATCTTGTAGCATACCGACATCTACAGCGCCGCTGCCAAACATAGTTAATAATAGTACCGTAAGTATAGAACCTAGTTTTTTACCTAATTTAGTTTCTCCAAGTTTATCTCCAGCTTTACCAATGGTCTCAAAAAGACCTTCTTCTTCATCGTCTGGTCTTCTACCTCCTATCCCTAATGCTTCACGTTCATCATCAGAGATTACAGAGATAGCTCCATAATCATCGCGCGCCATGTTATATTTTACATCACGCGCTTATATAAAGGTTTCCTTAGTCGTAGTCTGGAAACTGGTCCTGATTTTCTAATTCTATGTTCAATTTAGAATCTTTTGATATATCTGCATAATTTTCTTTTTTACGTTTTTTGAACTTTGGTTCCCATTTTGGAACTTCAGCATCACAGGGTCCACCTTGAGATTTATGGAAAGAACACCACTTACATAAGTTCTGTGGTTTCTGTTCATATCTGTCTTCATACTCTTGACGTTCTTTGATACAATCGTGTACCATCTTAATTAAGTCTTTAGCTTCATCAAGTTCCTTTTGTCCTACCTTAACAAAGAATGTATCATCAAAACGGAGATAGTTAACACCTACAAAGTTAGGCATCTCTCCCATCTCTAACGTATATAAAAAGGCATAAATAATTAACTGCCTGTAATATTCTTCTGGTAGGTATGGTCCATATCTTTTTGATGTCTTATAATCAAGTAGTGTAGTGCCACCATCGAAATCATTACATACAACATCTATAACTCCTACGATTGCATACTCGTGAGACTTAACCCACTTCTCAGCATACTTAGGTGCTACTGCATTCCATGCTTGTTGTTTATTACGGAATATCTTCCATTCAACCATTTCTGTTAGTTTCTTATCTACAGAGTCTACAAAGTTTTGTAATAGTGCTTCTGTCTCTTTATACATAGCATCCATTTCTAAATCAGTGTGTACGTCCCATAACCATTTGTGTTTAGCTATCTTTTCTTCCCATCCTTTTTCGAATTGTTCTTGTACCCATACCTTAGGTTCTCCTTTCTCCCATTGTGGTAAAGTTTTAAATTGTTGCTTAAAAAGTTCTTCTAAGACTTTGTGTACTAATGTTCCTCTGAACAAATGTATTGTTTTCTTTTGTGGGAGTTTAGCTATATAGTTATAGTAGAACTCTCGGGGGCATTTCATGTAAGTATTAATCTTACTTGGGCTGAGCCTCATGTGACTCGCTGTCCATTTAGTTTCTGTCATTATTTGTTCTCCGTATCAAAAAAGTATATTTGAAATAATCTATCATTTTTTATATTGTCGCCAAAGTATTGTGAAGCTGCGTGTATTAG